CATCGAGATCAACCGCTGTAGAATTATATTTTTGCCGAGGCATTCCAATAACCTACAGGATGTGGTTCACTGGGAGGAGCCCTACCAGCCCGAGATGGTGCAGAAGGCTCTCGACCGCACCACCATGATCTTCGACTACGTGATGGACGGGCAGCTTGGGGAGTTCGAGAGTGATCCCGATTGCTACCGCTGCGACGTTTACGGGCGGGGCGACCTGACTAACTACCACAACTTATTCAACTAAGGAGCAACCAATGACACTTGAAGCACTTGACCAGATGAGCGATGAGGAGGCCGAGGCTGCGCTGCTCGCGCTAGCAGCCGAGGCTGAGGATAAGCCTGCAGCCCGGAAGCCCAAGGGCAAGCTGCCCCCACCCAGCAAGGCGCTGTTTGACCTCAGCAGCATCGTCACTATCACCAAGCCTCGCCGGGCCGACCAGTCGTTCACGATGCTCCTGATGGGACCGCCAAAAGCAGGCAAGACCCTGCTTGCCGGTACGGCATCGGAAGTCGAGGCCCTGTCCCCGGTGTTGGTCATGGCCGTAGAAGACGGCTCCAGTGTGCTCGCACGCGACTACCCGGACGTTGACGTGGTGGAGATCCAGGACTGGGCCACGGCAGCCGCCGTCATCAACGCCGTGGCCGAGGGTACGACCAAGTACAAGACGCTGATCGTGGACACCCTCGGGGAACTGCAGGAACACATGAAGGACCACATCACCAACGGTGGTAAGTCGGACATGCGTATCCAAGACTGGGGCACCATCAAGGACAACACGGTCAACACTGTGAAGCTGCTGCACCGCTCCACGGTGAACGCCATCTTCATCACCCACGCCGAGCAGGTCAAGGACGAGAACTCCGGGGCCATCTCCATCCAGCCCTACCTGCTGGGCAAGGCGTCCCTCGGGGAAGTCCCCAAGGTGGTGGACATCATCGCCTACCTTGCCGTGGCACAGGATAAGGCCACCAAGCAGAACTTCCGTGTCCTCCAGACCGGGCAGGACGGCAAGATCATGGCCGGTGACCGCTTCGGCAAGCTGGACTTCCAGATCATCAACCCCACCATGCGGGACGTGTGGGAGCAGTTGACCGGCGAGGAGGATGATGCCGAATCTGACGGGTGATAAGCTTTTGTCCACGACTTACTAGTTTTCTCTGTATCTCAATCAAACAATCAAAACACCAACACATAGACAAGGAGCACACCGAAATGGTGCGTCTTTCACTCAACGTAGACCAGGAAACCATCGACAACTCGGGCCGCGACGACGAGCCCGTACCCGCTGGCAAGTACGAGGTCAAAATCTTCGAGATCAAGGCCGACGAGGTAAAGAACGGCGACAACAAGGGCAAGCTGCGCTTGAAGTTCCACTTCCGCATCGAGGACGGTCAGGAGTCTCCTGACGGCAGGCACCAAGGCAACCGCCGCATCTTTGCCGACGTGAACGCCTTCCCTGGCGTCTCCAAGCTGACCGGAGAGCCGACCCCGCCGTATGACCTGCTGACCATCGCCAAGGCCATCGGGGTTTCCGCCGAAGACCTCGCGGACATCGACACCGAGGAATGGCTGGGTGAAGCGCTCCAGGTCACCGTCGCCCACAAGAAGAAGCAGCATCAGGTAGACGGTCAGTGGGTGGACATCGAACCCGCTGAGTACCGTGCAGTGGCTCGCTCCTTCCGCTCGCTCGAATCCGTCGAAGCCTCGGCAACGGCAGCGGCAACGGTGGTCGGTAAGACTGGCGCGACTCCGGCTGCCGGAGCCAAGGCCGGAGGTAAGGCCAAGCCGACCCTCATCAAGCTCTAAAGCAGTACAGCCCGTGCTGTGACAGCACACGATCCCATCGAGAAGGATCACGGGCACTTGATAACCAGCCACCAATGCCCCTCGGGGGCATTTCTATTTCTGGATGGAGCAACGGGAATGCGTTACACGATAGGGGATATCGAGTACTCAGGCGCTAACAGCCCCTTCACAGGTCCGAATGGTAATAAGCGATACGAAATTGTGAGGGCGATTCTCTTTGCCTTGATCGGCGGCGAGAAGTGCCGTTGGTGCCATTCGACTGAGAAGGTCCAGTTTGACCACATCAATAAGGATGAGAAGTCCTTCGATATCTATAAGATCGTAAACTCCGCATTTGGTAAGTACGACGTGACTGAAGTGCTGAAGTGCCAACCTCTTTGTACCTCCTGCCACAACATCAAGACCGTACTGGAACGTTATCCTCAGCCGTCCTTCGTGAAGCGCAGCAGTCGTGGGCGCCTTCGCGCTAAGGCTGCAGCATGATCCAGGGGCAGTTTTTCGATTTCCTCTACAAGGGCATGGAAGGCCGGGCAGTCATTGCCCTCATGGACGGGAACGGAAACCCAAGCAACCAGCGCTTCTTCCAGTGGCCGGAGCAGCGGGCACAGATGCTCGCCTACACCGAGAAGCAGGCCGCTCACGACACCTACACCTCCCCGTCGCTGTTCCGGGCCACCAACGCCCGCAAGCGCAGCGCCAAGGCCCTCCAGGTAGTCCACGCCGACGCCGACACCTTCAACGTCGATGACGCCCTGCTGGAGCCCTCGGGCATCGTGCAGACCTCGCCGGGCAAGACGCACATCTACTGGCTGATCTCGGACTGCACCGACCCGGCCCTGATCGAGCCGCTGGCGCACAGCGTCTCCCTCACCCACGACAAGGCAGAGACCGGCCTCGACAACGGCTGGGCCTGTAACAAACTGCTCCGTGTGCCGGGAACCACCAACACCAAGTACGACGAGCCTTACACGGTGAACTTCGTCAGCGACGATACCGTCTACACCTACGACGAGTTCGCCGCAGCCTACCCGCCCGCCGAGGGCGTCGTAGACCAGTTCAAAGAGATGGGCACACTGCCCACACGGGGCGAGGCGCTGCGGTCCCTGACGGCATCTCCCAAGCTCATGGAGTTGCTGAACAAGAAGACCCCTGCAGGCGTGGACCGCTCCGACGCGCTGTTCCTGCTGGAGCAGGAGCTTTTCCGCTGCGGCGCCACCGACGAGGTGGCCTTCGTGATCTGCAAGGACCACCCGTTCGACAAGTTCACCGCCGATGGCCGGGACAACGCCGACGAACTGCTGTGGGGCGACATCCTGCGTGCCCGAGCCAAGTCCGAACTGGGGCAGGGTGAGGAGGTCGAGGAGTACGAGACCACGGTGACCGTGGAGCCCTCGGTGAAGGACAAGTCCGTGGACTTCCTCACGGCTGAGGAGAAGGCGTCCCTGCCCTCGACCTTCATTGATGACTACGTGGCGTGGGCCACCTCCAAGACCGATGCGGCCACCGAATACCACGTCGCCAGCGCGTTCATGATCCTGTCCGTGGTCTTCAGCGATTTCGGCCACGCGGTGCCCAAGTTCGGACGGCTGCCTCTGAATTTATGGTTCATGGTGCTGGGGGAGACCACCCGTTCCAGGAAGTCCACCACTCGCGCTTTGGGCCTGTCATTCATCAAGGCGCTCTCGGACGAGGAGTGCTTCCAGTACGATCTCGGCTCCGACGCCACCCCTGAAGCCCTCGACAACGAACTGCTGAAGCGCCCGCACCGCTCGGCTCTGCTGCACCGTGATGAAGCCCAAGGCTGGGTGCAGGAGATGGACAAGAAGGCGTACATGGCGGGCGCCAAGGGCAAGATGACCGAACTGTACGACGGCCACGTTTCCGGCAAGCTGCGGGCAACCGGGGAGCAGAACCGGCGCGGCTCGGTGGACGTGTCCCTGAGCCTATTCATGATGGGTATTGCCTCCCAGCTTGCCGAGTACCTGACGCAGGAGGACTTCCGCTCGGGCTTCCTGACCCGTTTCATCTACATCGAGGCCACACCCCCACCGCGTTCGGCAAAGTCGGACTGGCTGGAGCAGGCGGACATCAACGAGGTCAAGGAAGGCGATCAGGTGTTCACCGCGCTGGTGAACCGGATCGAGAACGCCCGTGAGCACTGGGCCAACTTCTGCAACATGGAAGGCCCGACCATGCCGGTGCCCTGCGTGCGCGAGGCGTGGATTCGGCTGAACAAGTTCATCACCGACGTGCTGGACGCAGCCGAGGGCCACCAGCGTCACCAGATCATCGAGGCAGCCGCCGACCGCCTCACCAAGTCCATCCTGAAGGCAGCCACCCTGCTGGCCATGCTGGACTGCTGCGACGAGGTGCAGGTGCCTCACATGCTCTCGGCCATCAACTTCGCCTCCTCGTGGTTCACCCACATGGTGAACATGGCCAACCGGATCTCCGAATCCTCATGGGCTCGCCGCCAGGAGCAGGTCCGCGACTTCGTGATCCAGAAGGGCGGCACCGTCAAGTGGGAGGTGGTCTACCGCAACTTCCGGGCCGACCTGCGTACCGACGAGTTCATCAAGATCATTCAGGCCCTCGTGGACGCAGGCATCCTCGCCACCTATCAGGACGAGAAATCCAAAGGCACCCGGTGGATCGAGCACCTTGACCTGGAAGACGAGGTTGCGGCGTGAGCACCCAGACCGTTGACGACATCTTCACGTCCGACCTTGTGGACCTGCAGGACAAGCTGCTGGTGTGCCTGCTGAAGGCCCGCGACATCTGGCACCTCTCGGCTCTGGCTGCCCGGCCCGAGAAGCTGGTCATGGCACACGAACTGCACGAGCAC